AGGGACAAATTTAACAGGATCTTCTGTATACGTAGGTGTAACAGGAACTGTTAGAGGTATTATTACTGGTACAGAAGGAGTACAGGCAACTGTAGCTTCTTTAGGATCAATAGTAACACCAGGTTCTGGTTATTTTGCGGCTAATGGATTAACAACAACAGTAACTAGTATAGTTCCAAGCTCTGCAGGTACAGGATGTACGGTAGATATTACAGTTCCAGTACCAACTTCTACTCTTGTAGCAGGTCAAGCTGGTCTTGCTTATACTGTAGGAAATCTTTTTACAAGTGTTCCGGCTCCGGTTGGAGGAACAGGTTTAATAGGTGCAATTGCTTCAATTAGCGGTGGAGCAGCAACAGGTCCTGCTGCAAGTCTTACTATAACAAAAGGTGGTTCAGGTTACTCTGTTAACGATGTAATAACAATTACTTCTGCAGGTAGTAATAACTTAGCTAAGTTCACTATAACAGGCGCTCTTAATGGAGCAGTAACTGATGTAGTAGTAAACGCAGTTGGTCAACAATATGCCGTAGGAGATGTATTAACAGTAGATCAAGGAGGCAGCGGAGGAAATTGCACTGTAACAGTAAGTGCTGTAAAATCTTTACTCCCTGTAGCTGGTGATGCAGTTGACTTTTTAAACGCGCAAGCTGGATCAATACTTCCAGTAGTGTTTGATTACATATTAATACCAGCGGCTGCTCCAGCAACCAATTTAATAGTAGGTAAATAACTAATATATAGGTGACTATATAACTAAGAACATATAACATAAACAATTAAATTAAATTAAAATGAAAAAAGCAGAAGACAAAATTAAAGCAATGATCAGCAAAGAACAATTAAAAACTGTTAACGATCAACAAACTAAGTTAGCAGAACACTTAAAACACATAGGTATTTTAGAAGTTCAAAAAATAAACTTAGGAAAAGACGTTCTTGAAGTTTCAAAAGAAATAGACAAAACTAAAAAAGAACTTGAAGATGAATACGGACAAGTAAACATCGATCTTGCTGACGGCAGTTATACTGATGTTGAAAAAGAAGATGAAAAATAATATTAGAAAGATTAGTATTGGTTCTGATTACAAAAATGAAGCTATGCATTACTCTGTAGGTCAACAAGTCTACGGTGGTCATGAAATATCTCATATACTTTTTACAGAGTCTGATAAATCCTATAATATACATATTAAAAAAAACGACGAAGTATTGCCATGGAAGAAATTTAATTCCAACATGGCAATATCCGTTGAGTATGATTTAGAGTATTAATGAACAGTTTGTTTGATTTTATTATACAGCCACTAGGTGATGAGTATAATAATGAAATTACTATAGGCGACAATAAATTAATTTTAAATAATAAAATTGAGTCATTTAAATCAGTTAATAATTTAGCTGTTGTAATTGAAACACCAAAAGCATATAAAACTCCTGTAAAAAAAGGAGATATAATAGTTGTACATCATAATGTGTTTAGAACATTTTATGATATGAAAGGTAGAAGAAAAAAAAGTAGAAGTTTCTTTCATGATAACTTATACTTTTGTCAAATAGATCAAGTTTACTTATATAAAAGAAACAAAGACTGGAAGTCGTTTGGCGATAGGTGTTTTATAATGCCATTAAAAAACGACAACTATCTAACGTCTGATAAAGAAAAAAAGCTTATTGGTATATTAAAAATAGGTAATAGTTCCTTAGAAGCGCTAGAAATCAATCCTGGAGATCTTGTAGGTTATACGCCTAACGGTGAATGGGAATTTATTATAGACGATCAACGTCTTTATTGTATGAAATCAAATGATATTGTTATAAAGTATGAATACGAAGGAAACGAAGAAGAATATAATCCAAGCTGGGCATGTAGCAGTTGAGGAACTTATTAAAGTTGCCAAAGAAGCTATTATAGATTCAAGCGATGATATATCAGCTGACAGACTTAAAAACGCTGCAGCTACAAAAAAGCTAGCTATATTTGATGCATTTGAAATACTTAATCGTATAAACGAAGAGCAAGATATGCTAGATGAAAAACCTAAAGAAATTAAAAAAGAAATTGCATTTCGTGGTTTTGCTGAAGGGAGATCTAAATAATGTATCAACAAACTTTATATAAAATATTACCTGACCATGTAAAACCTAAAGTTCTTAAACGAATGAATAGGTATAATAAATGGGAGCATGGATATAACGAAGACCACGATATGATAGTGATATCTAGAACTGGACAAATTGGAGATATCTATGAAATACAAAACTTAAAAATAGCTTTACCTAAAGCTGTAGACATCCATGAATTTGAAAAAGATAAATGGACACCATTTGATTATCCTAAAGAATTAAAAAGAATTAAAACAGTCTTTGATTGGAGAGAATATCCTGAAGACTTTAAAGAAAAATATTACGACTACATTGATAATGAATTTAAACGCCGTGAAGAAGGTTTCTGGTATATTAATAAAGGTAAGCCTACTTATATCACAGGTACTCATTACATGTATTTACAGTGGTCAAAAATTGACGTAGGTCAACCAGACTTTAGAGAATCAAATAGATTGTTTTTTATATTCTGGGCTGCTTGTGTAGCAGATATTAGATGCTATGGTATGTCATACCTTAAAAACAGACGTTCAGGTTTTTCATTTATGGCATCTGGCGAATGTGTTAATATGGCTACTATATCAACTGACGCACGTTTTGGAATTTTATCTAAATCTGGTGCTGATGCAAAAAAAATGTTTACTGATAAAGTGGTACCAATATCAGTTAATTATCCTTTCTTTTTTAAACCCATCCAAGACGGTATGGATCGTCCTAAAACAGAATTAGCCTATAGAGTACCAGCTTCTAAATTTACAAGAAGAAGTATTGTATCAACCGAGAAAAACGAAGAGTTAGCAGGTCTTGATACAACAATTGATTGGAAGAACACAGGTGATAATGCTTATGATGGTGAAAAACTAAAACTATTAGTTCATGATGAGTCAGGTAAATGGGAAAGACCAAACAACATATTAAATAATTGGAGAGTTACAAAAACCACGCTTAGACTAGGTTCTAGAATTATAGGTAAGTGTATGATGGGATCAACATCAAATGCTTTAGATAAAGGTGGTCATAATTTTAAAAAACTATACGATGACTCAAACGTTAACAAAAGAAATGCAAATGGACAAACTCGTTCGGGACTCTATTCTTTGTTCATTCCTATGGAATGGAATTACGAAGGATACATTGATTCTTACGGATTTCCTGTCTTCGACACTCCCAAAGAACCAGTTCAAGGACCTCACGGATTACCTATCAAGTTCGGAGTCATTGAATACTGGAACAATGAAGTAGATGGTCTTAAGGAAGATCAGGATGGATTAAATGAGTTTTATAGACAGTTTCCACGTACAACAAAACACGCGTTCAGAGATGAGTCTAAACAGTCTTTGTTTAATCTAACTAAAATATATCAACAAATAGATTATAACGAAGATTTAAAAAGTACTACAAGCGTAACTAAAGGAAGTTTTCAATGGGAAAACGGAGATAAAAATAGTAAAGTTATATTTGTTCCAAATAATAGTGGAAGATTTTTAATAACTTGGATACCACCTGTTAATTTACAGAATAAAGTTTTTATTAAAAACGGTATATACTATCCTGGAAACGAACACTGCGGTGCTTTTGGATGTGATCCTTATGACATATCAGGTACTGTAGACAATAGAGGATCAAACGGATCTTTACATGGACTAACAAAGTTTAGTATGGAAGACGTTCCTCCAAATCATTTCTTTTTAGAATACATCGCTCGTCCTCAAACAGCTGAGATATTTTTTGAAGACGTATTAATGGCTTGCGTATTTTACGGTATGCCAATATTAATTGAGAACAATAAACCAAGACTTTTATATTATTTTAAACGTAGAGGTTATAGAGGTTTTGCAATGAATAGACCAGATAAAAAATATAATAAATTATCTGTAACAGAAAGAGAGATTGGTGGAATACCTAACTCTAGTGAAGATATTAAACAAGCGCATGCTTCAGCAATTGAAACTTATATAGAAGATTTTGTTGGATTAAAAGAAACAGGGTACGGAGATGTATATTTTCAAAGAACTTTAGAAGACTGGGCTAGATTTAATATAAACAATAGAACATCACATGATGCATCTATTAGCTCTGGTTTAGCTTTAATGGCTTGCAACAAACATAGATACGCTCCTAGCAATATGGTTAAAAGACAACCAGTAGACCTAGGCATTAGAAGATACGACAATAAAGGAACTATATCAAAAATTATAAGTTAAATGAATATATACACGAATAGCAATAGTGCTTTTCCTAGCCAAGTAGTTAGTGATCAAGAGAAATCTACATGGGAATATGGAAGCCAAGTTGCAATGGCTATTGAAAACGAATGGTTTTCCCAAGGAAGAACTAACGGTAATAGATATTTAACTAATTGGAATAATTTTCACCAATTAAGATTATATGCTAGAGGCGAGCAATCAACTCAAAAATATAAAGATGAATTATCTATTAATGGTGATTTATCTTATCTTAATTTAGATTGGCAGCCAGTTCCTATATTATCTAAATTTGTAGATATTGTTGTAAATGGTATATCACAAAAAACTTACGATATAAAAGCTTATGCTCAAGATCCTAGTTCAGTAAAGAAAAGAACTAAATACGCTAATAAAATATACGAAGACATGTTATCTAAAGAATATTTAGATATGATGAAGTCAACATTAGGTATGGACTTATATCAAAGTCCTGAATCTTCTTTACCAGGAAGCGAAGAAGAATTAGAATTACATATGCAACTTTCTTATAAGCAAGCTATTGAAATTGCAGAAGAAGAAACTATATCAGGTGTACTAGCTCAAAACAAATACGACTTAACAAGACGTAGACTTAATATGGATTTAACTGTATTAGGTATTGCTGCAACAAAAACTTGTTTTAATACAGCTGAAGGAATTACAGTTGATTATGTTGATCCAGCTTATATGGTTTATTCATATACTGAAGATCCTAATTTTGAAGACATATACTATGTTGGTGAAGTTAAATCAATAACTATACCAGAGCTTAAAAAAGAATTTCCTAATATATCAGAAGAAGAACTTCAGAGAATACAACAAATGCCAGGTAACAGACAATACGTAACTGGTTGGGGTAATTATGATGAGAACACTGTTCAGGTAATGTACTTTGAATATAAAAGTTATTCAAATCAAGTATTTAAAATAAAGAAAACTCCACAAGGTTTAGAAAAAGCTTTAGAAAAAGATGATCAATTTAATCCACCAGAAAATGATGGATTTGAAAGAGTGTCAAGAACTATTGAAGTTTTATATTCAGGAGCAAAAGTATTAGGTAGTAATACTCTATTGGACTGGAGAATGGCAGAGAATATGACAAGACCTTTTGCCGATACTACAAAGGTAGAAATGAACTATGCTATATGTGCGCCTAGAATGTACAAAGGAAGAATAGAATCAATGGTTAGTAAATGTATTGGCTTTGCTGATATGATTCAACTAACGCATCTTAA